TTGGTAATACAACAATTACTGGTAATATTACTGTAAGTGGTACTGCAACTTATTTGAATACAACAAATGTTTATTTAAACGATAATATAGTAACTCTTAACTCATCAGCAACCGGTAGTGGTGCTCCTGTTATAATTGATAGTGGTATTGAAGTTAAGAGAAACGCTTCAGCAACAAGACAATTTGTGTGGAATGAAGCTAATAGTAGATGGTACGCTGATACTGATTTATTTGTAAATGGTAATGTAACTGGTAATACAATCTATGTAGGTGGTGCAACAACTTATTATATTAATAACGCAACATCTAACTTAAACTCATTAACATTAGCGGGTAATTTAAAATTAAGTAGTGGTGTTGTTCAGAATTCTGCGGGAACTACAATATTAGACCAAAGTGGTAACACTGCTGGTACTTCTTTACAAGCAACATACGCATATAGTGTTTATTCACAAGATACTAGAGGAACTGCTGATAATCCAAACTCATTTAACAATGTAATTAGATTTGATTTTAAAACAAACTCTACAAATGGATTAAATGATGGTGGTACTTACAATGGTGTAATGTATTGGAGAAAATATGGTAATGCAAATGATATGACAGGTGGTTATCCATTTGAAATAGCTTATACCGATAATGCAAGACTTTGGACTAGACTTGGTAATGGTAATACTTCTTGGGCTGGATGGCAACAATTATTAAATAGTGTTGACCAAGCTTACGCATATAATATGAATCAGAATGTAAGAACATCTGATTCACCTACATTTAATACGGTATATGCAACTAATTTCTATCCTTCCAACGCTATATATTTTAATAGTGGTAATAACTATTTTAACTGGAATGGTACTATCCATACTAACGTAGGGCTTACTGTTGATGGTAATTTGTATGTAGGGGGTACATATTATGATAATGCAAATGCAACATATAATTTAAAACCATCAAGTGTTTCTAATATAAGTAGATTATGGATTAATAGTGCATTAGGATTACAAACTGGCACATCATCAACTGTAAACTCAACAACAATATTAAGACCAGGTGGAGCATCTTATTCTTATAATGGTGGGGGTACAACTGGGGCATTTAAAATTCGTTTGCCACAAGGTTATAGTTCTACTATGATGAAAATGAGAGTTTCCATCTATAACTATTCAGATGGAACTTCTTGGACTTATTTAATTAGTGGATATAATTATGGTGGTGGATATTGGGTAAATATGGCAGCATCTGTTGTAGGTGATTTAAGTTCACCTGCATATCAAGTTAGATTTGGTAATCAGGGAGGTTATTGTTGTATTTGGATTGGTGAAACTAATACTAGTTGGAGTTATCCTGCATGTATTGTTGAAGAATTTGAAGCAACATTTAATAATGTTGCATTAGATACTTGGGATGATGGTTGGGATATTTCACTTGTAACATCATTTGGTGCAGTAGATAGTGGTAGATATCCTAGAAATAGAAGTTTCCAATATATTGCAGATAATAGAATGGATTCACCAATTTATTACGATAGTGATAATACTACATATTTTTTAGATGCAGCAGGTGCATCCACATTAAATTATAGTAAATTCTTAGCAGCAACTGGTGGAAGTAATGCTAATGGTACTGTTGCTATTAAAGTATCTGGTTTAAGTGATTATCCATCACTTGAATTAGGTATTACTAGCAACTATGATGGTATGATTAGAACTTATGGTAACGATTTAAGATTGTATGCTGGACACTGGCAAACCGTAGGTAACACATCTTCTGAAAACCATAACATTTTATTCTATACATCTAGAGCAGGTAGTTCGGATTGGAGTACTGCAAAAGCACAATTAAACTATAATGGTGATTTTACTGCTGTAACTTCATTAAGAAGTCCTTCTTTATATACTGATACATACTACGATAATGGTGGTACATTCTTATTCCAAAAAGGAACTGGAGCTGGTACAACTCGTCATATAAACTTATCAAGTGCAACTGGTGACCCTTCAAACCCTGGTGGACAAATGAATGGTATCACTTGGGGACAAAGAAGTGATAACACACCTTATTATTTATTATACGCAAAATCTGCATACAACAACGGGTATTCAACTCATACTCGTTTGGTAATGGGGTGGCATACCGGTGTTGAAATTGGTGGTAATCCTTCTTATGGTGGTACTAGATTTTTTGCAGATTCCCCTGGTGTAACATCAACTGAATTAATGAGTGTTGGTGCTGGAGATAGTGATGTAAGAATTGCAAATAACTTAAGAGTACCATTTATTTATGATTCAAATAATACTGGCTATTTCTGGAATGGTGATGGTGAATCACGTATGTACAGACTTAACTTAAGTAATATACAACCAAACTCAGCAAATAATGCAGGTGGTAGAATGAGAGTTTCATCATTTACAAATGGTGAAAGTGAAATGAATGCAAATACCTATAATATTGTTATTGGACCATATACAACTAGAACAGGTCCATCATCACCATATTATGCTGGTATTGCAATAAATGGATTATTAAACTACAGTGGTGGTACTGGTTATGATGTAGCACCTCATATTTGGATTGGTGGTAGATATCAAGACACACCGGGTTCTGAACGTTCTTATTTATCATTTGGTGTTAAATCTGGTGTTGGTACTTCTGGAACTGGTACTGATATTCCACAAGAAAGAGCAATTTTGGATTATAGTGCAAACTTATCTGCATATGGTTCAATGAGAGCTCCTGTATTCTACGATTATGATAATACTAACTATCGTTTAGACCCTTATGGTTCATCGAGAGTACAATATTTAGCAGTTGGTGACCAAGATTATAGTAAGAGATTGCATGTTTGGGGCACACATGGTGATTCTACATTTGCTGTTAGTCTAAGAGCAGTAAATAACGGAGCAGGTACTGGTGAATCTCGTTTACTAATGTGGGCATCTGAACCTGGTAACACTTGGGATTGGGCGGGATTTGGATTTAATATTGATAACTCATATAATGATGGTTCTACAAATAGATATTATTTCAGTAGACCTAATACCGGATTTGGTACATCATATATGAGATTTAGTACTTCTGGTAACTTATATTTCTATGGTGGTAGTGGATACACTGTAAATGATACAATGCAAATTTATGGTGGTGGTAACTATGTGAATGTAAACAACTATTTACAAACGGGTAACTCAATGTATTCACCAATTTACTATGATGCAAATGATAGTGGTTGGAGAGTTGACCCTACCGATTACACATATTTAAGATATCTAAAAGTAAGAACTTCTGGTACATCATCTGGAACTAGAGCATTATCAATATACTCAGAAGGACAAGGTGAAATTAACTTTGGTTCTTATCCAGGAGCTTGGACATCAGCATTACAAATTCAATCAAATGATAATAACTACTTTATGTGGTTATCACCATTGACAGGATATAATGGTAGAATTCAAATGCAGAGTGCTGGTTTAGAAATTTATGCACAAAGTGCATTCTCAACCGTATTTTATAATAACCAATTAAGAACTGGATATCAGTATGATAGTGATGATACTACATACTATATGGATTTGAATACTTCTGGTATTTCATTATTAGCTAGAGGTGCGATTGTACAAAGACAAGCAACAAGTAGTAGTGGATATGCATGGTATGACCAGGCTTGGATTGGTAGATATGACCATTTCTTAGGTTCATATCCAATGTATTTACCGGCCGAAGCTTATGGATTGCATGTAACTCGTTCTTCGGATGGTGTAATGTTTGGATTAGTTTCAAGAGGTTCTTATTATAATGACTATAACGCAGTTATTGGATGGGGTGATGATGCTGGAGATATAATGCAGTGGAGATTTAATAATGGTGTTGTAGCGCAAATGGATTATGGTGGTGGATTCTTTGCACCTATATTTTATGATAACAATGATAGTGGATATTATTTAGACCCTAACACTACATCTGATGCTGCATTAAGAATTAGAGGTGGTGCATTACATGGACCTAATCCATCTTGGGGAGCATATATGTATGTGGGTTCAAATGGTAGACCTAACTCTTATGGTTCTGCGGTTGTAACAAATGGTAACTTACACTTAGATTGTCAAAACGGATACTCAACTTATATCAACCACTATTCAGGTAATATTACTTATTTGTATGATACTCGTCCAAATATCATTTATGATAGAGATGATACATCTTGGTATGTTGACCCAAATAGTACTTCACAACAACAATTTATTGAATGTAGAAGATATGGTTTCCGTTATCCGGGTGGAGATTCTGGTTTAGGTAACGATGCATATAATATGTTCCAAGAAGGCGGTGGTTGGGGTTATCCTTATCCTGATGTGAGAATTGCATATCACACTGGTATTAAATTAGGAGCTTACTATGGTTATCAGGGTATAAGAATGTATAACAACCATGATATGGGTAGTTTGCTATTTGAAGTAGCAAATACTAATAACTATATGGGTACATATAACTGGAACTATATCCAAACAACGGGTATATACACTGGTTATAATGGAGCTCACTGGTATCCTAACTACGCATCATCATATTCTGGATGGAGAAATGATGGTAATAGAAACGGATACTATGGTATGAGTATGAATGCCGGATATACTCCAAACTTAATGTTTGATGGTGGTGGTAATGGTGGTATATACTATGAAGCAGGTAGATGGATGTATTATCACTATTGGCCTTATAACTGTATTGGTATCGGTACATCTTCTACATCACCTTCATATGGTATGTATGTAAATGGTGGTATCTATGCAACCGGTAACATTGTGGCGTATTCTGATGCTCGTAAAAAGTTTAATATAGTAACGATTGATAACGCATTGGATAAAGTATTGGGATTAAGAGGAGTTTACTACGATAGAATACAGGATGAAATGTACAATGTTACTGGTATAAATGCCGGCAAAAAAGAAACCGGTGTTATTGCACAAGAAGTTAACCAAATATTCCCAGAAGTTGTGACATATGATGATGTAAATGATGAATTTGGTGTTCATTATGGAAACTTTGCAGGACTATTTATTGAAGCATTTAAAGAACAACAAAATCAAATTGTAGAATTAAAGGCTGAAATAGAAAAATTAAAAGAAATGATATTTAATAATAAAGGATAAATTATGGCACTGTTAAGAGATTACGAATTACCTGGAACTGGTTTGGTAGCTGAAAACGCATATCATGTAGTAACAAACATTACAATCAAAAAAAGAGTAGCAGACCATCCAATACCACCAGACTCATCTAGACCGGATGGATTAACTAATGTAGATAGAGGTGAAGGTACTGAAGTATATTGGGCAGCTGGATATGTGGCTGAACTTGGCGTAACTGTTTGGAAAGATAAAAATGCAAGAGATACAAATGCAAAACCAATAGGATTTATTGGTATGAATGCATCTGATAATCAACATGGTGTTAGTATTGGTACTCCTGGTATGGATTATAGATGTCAATTTATGTTAGAAGTACCATCTGAATTAGACCATATGGCACAGGCATATAGACACCTTTTAACTACTGATTATTATACTGGTTGTCAAGAAATTTAATAAATTATGACTTTACCTGACGGAACAACGATTGCGGCTTCTGATATTAATATAGAATGTAGAGGATATTACTATTATGAAATGTCAATTTACCATGCTCGTAATCAATATTATTTTGGTATAAATGATGCTTCATCACGTAGACCTTATGGAGCATATGTAGGTGGTAAAACAAATGATGGATATGCTTGGAGTGATTGGTGGGGATATTGTCATGGTTGTTCTTATATAAACTGCTACCAATATCTATATGAAGGAAATGCCGATGCTGATACTTGTGTAAGACGATGGAATTTTCAATATGATTATATAGCAGATGCATGGGCTTGGTATAATCAATGGTCATATGCACATCAAGCTAGAGCTGGAGACCAAATGTACGCATATTTTGATGGTAATGTAGGTTGGGGAAATGGTGGTATTCCATCTACTAGATTTGTGTATTCAACTTATAGAGGTTATTTGTTTAATGTGTATGAACCTACATATGTATATAGAGAAACATATTGGACGGCATCATCCGGTGAAACGATATATGTAGAAAACTATACGGCTTATTAATAAAAAATATATAAAATGAAAAAATATTACAAACAAGGAAGTTCTTACTTTGAACTAAATTTTAATACTGAAAAAATGACATGTGTAACTGAAAATATGTTTAACAAAGGTATTGTAGTTAGTGAAGGTATGAGTGGACCATTTCAAGGTATGGCACAATCATTTAGTTCATCGTTATCAATAGGAGCAGTTGGAATGGGTGAGCCGGTTTTGCAATCAAACGAAGAAGAATTTACAGCCGCATTTAGAGTTACATATGAAATGATAACTAGCGCTAGTTTTGATTTATAAAATATAAAATATGAAAATTGTTATAGTAGGTGGTGGAACTGCGGGGTGGTTAGCCTCTTTATTTTTGGCAAATCGTAATAAAAGATTTGATGGAGTTATTCCATATGATATTACTGTAATAGAAAGTTCTAAAATTCCTATTATTGGTGCAGGTGAAGGTTCAACAGGTATTTTGCTTGAACTTTTAAATAAAAAATTAAAAAGATTAGAAGGTTTATCCGAAAGAGAATTTGCAGAAAAAACGGGTGCAACTATAAAATTAGGAATTAATTGTAAAGATTGGAATGGGGATGGAAAATCATTTTTTGAACCATTACAACCAACTCAAACATTTGTTGAAAGCGCTGATATTGATTTCCTTTTAGCAACAGCATATGGTGAATCTTATTTAGCATCACCAACTGGACCTATGTGGGAAAATAATAAAGTTCCTTTTTATTCAATTAATTTTAATCCAACAGGCGGATATTCATATCATTTTGATGCTCACAAAGTTGGTCAATATTTTAAAGAAGTAGCTCTTAAAAATGGTGTTAAATATATTGATTCGGAAGTAGGTGAAATTGATGTAAATCCAAATACTGGTAATATAGAAGGTGTTGATTTACTAGAATCAAATGAAACAATTATAGCAGACCTTTGGTTTGATTGTACTGGATTTAGTAGAAAATTAATAAATGCTGTTGATGGTGGTTGGGTTGATTATTCAAAATGGTTACCTGTTAATAAAGCACTTACTTATTTTTGGCCTTATGAAAAAGATGAAGAAATAAAACCACAAACTTTAGCATGGGCAATGCCTAATGGTTGGATGTGGCAGATACCTACTCAAGAAAGATACGGATGTGGTTATGTTTATTCTGATAAATTTATAACCGATGAAGAAGCTCAAAACGAATTAGAAAACATTACAGGAAGAAAAATAAAACCAAATAGAATTATAGAATTTAATGCCGGTAGGGTAGAAAATGTTTGGAAAAATAATGTAATAGCTGTAGGACTAAGTTCTCATTTTTTAGAACCATTGGAAGCAACTTCAATACATTCAACAATAGTTCAGCTTGATTTATTTTCTAATTTTTATTTGGATGCTGAAATTGAAAAAACTTTATATCCAACTGCTATAAAAAAATATAATAAAGTTGTTGCAAATATGATTGATTCATATAGAGAATTAATTCAACACCATTATATGACAAAAAGAGAAGATAGTGAGTTTTGGAAATATTACAAAAATGAAGTACCTAAATTACAAAATGTAATTGATGTAATTGATATATGTAAATACAGGAGCCCAAATTATAAAGATTTTGATAATCATTTTGGTTCTGGTGGATGGGCTGTTACTAGTTTTATATTAAGTGGATTAGGACATCTTACAAAAAGAGTGTGTGCGGATACATTGTGGAATCATGGATTAAATACTGGTTCTGATGAAGCTTGGAATAAATTGTACACTTATTATGTGAAAGATATGAAAAAATATTGGTCTCATAATGAATTTTTAGAACAAATACAAAGAAAAACAAGTAATAATCCATTTGAAGGTTTAATAATTAAAGATGATTTTTTTGACCAACCAGATGCAATCAGAGAGTTAGCATTAAAACATAAATTTAAATCACATCAGGAAGTAGCTGGTGCTGGTTGGAAAGGATTTAGAGGAGAAATTACAATGGAAGAATATCCTGAACTTGTAAATTATATGTATAAGAAAATTTCTCAATTAAATCCAAAATTGGCAGGTAAATTTTTATCTTTACATTTTCATTATGCTTTAGAAAAAACAAAAACAGAATGTTATCCTTCTTTTGAAGAAATTAGATTTCATAAAGACCTTTCTAATTGGGCTGGTATAGTTTATTTAACTCCAAACGCTGACCCTAATGGTGGTACTTTACTTAGTTCGGATGATATGAAAGAAACTAAGTTAGCAGAAAACATTTATAATAGATTTGTATTGTATCCATCAGATATATTACATGCTCCGGCTGATTTATTTGGTAATGATATAAATGATGGTAGAATGACATTAACTGTATTTATCGAAAGTTAAAAATATGAAAATTGTTATAGTAGGTGGTGGTACTGCAGGATGGTTATCTGCATTATATTTAGCTAATAGAACATCGGATAATGTTTTGCATGACATTACCGTTATTGATAGTTCTAAATTAGGAATTATAGGAGCTGGTGAAGGTTCGACTGGTAGTTTTGTTGATACTTTAAAAAATAGATTAAAAAATATTAAAGGCCTTTCTTTAAAAGAATTTCACAAAAAAACCAATTCAACTATAAAAATGGGTATTCATTGTAAGAATTGGCATGGCGAAGATGAATCTTTTTATGAACCATTAGGACCTCAAAAAACATATTTAGACAGTTTAGATTTAGATTATATTATTGCTTTAAAATATGGTATAGCAACCGATTCATCGGCTTGTATGCATTTATGGAAACAAAATAAAATTCCATTTGTATATAGAGGGGATGGGCAACCAAAAGCTTCTTATTCATATCATTTTGACGCATATAAAGTTGGTGAATATTTTAAAGAAGTTGCTTTACAAAATGGTGTTAAACATATAGATTCGGAAGTTTATAATTTGGTGATAAAAAATGGTGAATTAAAAAGTATAGAATTAAAAGAAACGGGCGAAATAATTACAGCTGATATGTGGTTTGACTGTACCGGATTTAGTAAAGCACTTATAGGTCCTATGGGAGCCGAATGGGTTGATTATTCAAAATGGTTACCTGTTAATAAAGCACTTACTTATTTTTGGCAATATGAACCAAATGAAACAATAGTACCTGAAACTTTAGCATTAGCATTACCAAATGGTTGGATGTGGCAAATTCCTACCAAAGAACGATATGGGTGTGGATATGTGTACTCGGATAAATTTATATCAGATGAGCAAGCATATAAAGAATTGCAAGAAATTACTGGTAGAAAAATAGATAAGTTTAGAATCATTGCATTCAATCCAGGTAGATGTGATAAAGCATGGATAGGCAATGTATTTGCAGTAGGATTAAGTTCACATTTTTTAGAACCATTAGAAGCAACATCGATTCATAATACTTGTAGTGCATTAGAACAATTTTGTTCATCGTATTTACATTATTCAAAAGAAAAAACATTAACCGATTATAATAGAAATCTTTTTAATAAAAACTTTGCAGAAACAATAGATGATTATAAAGACCTTATTCAAATTCATTATATGACCCGTAGAGAAGATAGTGAGTTTTGGAAATACATAAAATATGATTTAGAAATAACAGATAGAAATAAAGAAGTTTTAGAATTATGTAAAAATCGAGTACCTGCATTTAAAGATTTTTCGGGTATTGTATCGGCTAGTGGATGGGGTGTGTGGAGCTGGTTATTAGCAGGATTAGGTCTCATATCAGAAGAAGTGGTCGATGATACTATAAAAAATGCTAACTTAAAAGTAAATTTGGAAAGTATGTACAAAGATATGAGAAACCTTTACAGTGATGTACCTGATATATTTTATACACACAATGAATTTATAAATGATATTAAAAATGGAAAAATTTAAAAAACAATATATTTATAACATATAAACAATAAATTATGGCAATTAGAGACATAAAATGGGAATTAAATTCCTTAAGAAAACAAAATTCAAGAACTGGCGATTTAACTAATGTAATTGTTGGTACGCAATGGCAAGTAACCGGAGAAGATGAAGATGGTAACACCGGTATTTTTCACGGAGCAACTCCATTTGATTTAAAAGCAGTAGAAACTGGTAGTTTTATACCGTATGAAGAACTTACAGCTGATATTGTATTGGATTGGATTAAAAATACAGTAAGTGGTTCAGCTGCTGGATATTGGGAGCACATCTCATATAGAATAGAGCAAGAAATTGATGCTAGACTTACAAATCATCAACATGTATTTTCTGATGATATGCCTTGGTCACCTACTTCTGGTTCTACGGATTATGTTGCACCTGTTCCACATTAATAGTGGAGTTTACATAATATTTAATAATTTATATCCAAAACTGTATTATTATAACAAAAATATGGTTTTGGATATTTTCATTATATTTATATGTGTATTTTTACATCTAATAATAAATACAAACTTAAAATACAAATCGGAGAAATAAAATGGCAGAAAGAATCGTATCACCTGGCGTATTCACAAGAGAAAATGACCTATCATTCTTACAACAAGGAATAGGAGAAATCGGAGCAGCATTTATAGGACCTTTTAAACAAGGACCTGCATTTGTTCCAACTATTGTGAGAACACAATCAGAGTTCGAAAATATTTTCGGAACACCTGATGGAACTTATTATACTGAATATGCAGTACAAAACTATTTAGCAGAAGCTGGAACAGCAACAATCGTAAGAGTAGCTGGAACTGGTGGTTACACACAAGTAGCACCTTTAGGTATCTTTGCTAGTGGTTCTACTAATGCAAGTTTAGGAACAAAATTAATCGGTGTATTATATAATACCGATAAAGGATATCAAAACTATGGTTTTACCGGAGCAACTATTGTAACCGATAAATCAAAAGATGGTTCATTCTTTTTATCTGCATCTGGTATATTCACATCAGCATCGATTTTATCATCAGATACAAATGATTTAAATGATGTATTTGGTCAATTCCCATTTGGTTCTAAGAAAGCATACGCATATAACTACTTTAAGAATATTGCAGGAAACTACACTGGTTCAGTTAACGAAGATATTGTAGTAACTGGAACTGTATTACCTACACAAGATTATACATATGGTTATTATGCAGCTGAAACTCCAGTAGTTCAATCACAATTAATAAGTGGTCAAAGATATAACTTATTTAAGTTTGTAACTTTAGGACATGGTGATGTTTATAATACTAAATTTAAAATTGCTATTTCAAATGTAAAGGCAGCTGGTGAAGATGGTGCAACTGATTATTCAGTATTTACTGTAACTATTAGAGGATACGCTGATAATGATAAGAGAAAAGTTGTATATGAAACATTTAACAATGTAAACTTAGACCCTGCTTCTCCAAACTATATTGCTAGAAAAATTGGTGATAGATATATTACTATTGATTCAAATGGTAAAATAACTGAACATGGTGATTACTCAAATAAATCAGCATATATCAGAGTTGAAGTAATGAATAATGAAGATTTAGCTGGACCGGGTTCTTATCCAATTTCAGCAGCTCCATTCGGACATGGCGAATACACAAACCCAGTTTATTGTGGTGATGGTACTTTAGCAAAACAAATACCTGCAGTAGCTTACCAAACTAACTCAATCGGTAATACTTCATCATCTCCAATTTATTATAGTGGATTTGATTTCACTGCAACTGATAACACAAACTATCTTAAAGCTATACCACAAAACGCAGAAACTGGTTCGAATGTACCATTTGCTTTTGATTCTCAATTGAACTATGTAATGACTGGTTCATCGGCAGCTGATATGGTTAAAAGACAATTTGTATTGGCATTCCAACAAGGATATGATGGTATGAATCCAACAACTCCAATTAACAAAGGAATGGATATTAGTGCAGCTAACACACAAGGATTTAACTGTTCAACTGGAACATCTACTGGTACATTAGCATACACACAAGCAATTAACGCTGTATCAAATCCTGATGAATGGGATATTAACTTAGTAGCAACTCCTGGTATTGTAAGAAGTTTACATCCAGCGGTAACTACTGCTGTAATTGATATGGTTGAAAGTAGACAAGATGCATTCTACATTGCTGATTTTAACGCAATTGATGATTTAATCACCGATGCAACTGAACAAGCAAATGCTGTAGATTCTAACTATGTAGCTACTTACTATCCTTGGGTTAAAACAATTGATACTAATACAAATAAATTAACTTCTGTTCCACCTTCAACTTTATTACCTGCTGTATTTGCAAGTAACGATAGATTGGCGGCTGAATGGTTTGCACCTGCTGGTTTAAATAGAGGTGGTATTACCGGAGCAGTAAGTGTATTAAATAGATTAACACACGCTGAAAGAGATACTTTATATGAAAACAAAGTAAACCCAATCGCAACTTTCCCTGGTCAAGGTATTGTAGCATTTGGACAAAAGACTTTACAAGATAAAGCATCTGCATTGGATAGAATCAATGTGAGAAGATTACTTATCACTATGAAAAAATTCATTGCATCTACATCTCGTTACTTAGTGTTCGAACAAAATACATCAACAACTCGTCAGAAGTTCTTGAATACTGTAAACCCTTATTTAGAGGCAATCCAACAAAGACAAGGTTTATACGCATTCAGAGTTGTAATGGATGAATCAAACAATACACCTGATGTGATTGATAGAAACATATTAGCTGGAGCAATTTACTTACAACCTGCTAAGACTGCTGAATTCATCGTAATTGATTTCAACATCTTACCAACTGGAGCAAGTTTCTCAGCATAATACAAAAAAGTAACAAAGAGATATTTATTAATATAAATTAAAAGGAACAAAAAATGGCAGAAATATTAGAGTTTGATAAAATGTTCTATACGAACTTCGAACCAAAGATGAAAAATCGTTTCATCATGGAATGGGATGGTGTACCTGGTTATATGGTTAAAACAGCTAATAGACCTTCAATTCAATTTGAAAAGGTAACTTTAGACCATATCAACGTAAAAAGACAATTGAAAGGTAAAGGTGAATGGCAAGATATCCAAATAACTCTTTATGACCCAATTGTTCCATCAGCGGCACAATCAGTAATGGAGTGGGTGAGATTATCACACGAATCAATCACTGGTAGAGATGGATACGCAGATTTCTATAAAAAAGATATCGATTTGTATCTATTAGGACCAGTAGGTGATAAAGTTGAACAATGGAAAATTAAAGGAGCATATATTAACCAAGCTCAATTTGGTGAATTAGACTTCAGTTCAAATGACCCAGCTATGATTACTTTAACTCTAACTTACGATTACGCTATCTTAGAATACTAATAAAAACAAAGATAAAAATAAGGGATACTCAAAAGGTATCCCTTTTTTATTTCAATTTTTTTAAAACAATGTATTTATATATACAAAAACAATAAAGTTTATGACACAAAAAGAATACGATTTTCCGGTAGAAGTATTAGACCTACCATCAAAAGGATTAGTTTATCCTAAAGAACATCCATTATCATCAGGTCAGATTACAATTAAATTAATGACTGCAAAAGAAGAAGATATCTTATCATCTTCAAACCTTATTAAAAAGGGTGTAGTGTTAGATAAGTTATTTGAATCAATCATTGTAGATAATATAAATGTTGATGATATTATTAATGGTGATAAAAACGCAATTATCTTAGCAACTCGTTTATTAGGATATGGTCCTGATTATAATTTTGAATTTTATTCAAACTATGCAAAAACAACCATAGAAGGAAGTGTTGATTTATCTAAAATACAAACAAAAGAAATAGATTTTTCATTATTTAAAAATAAAAATGAATTTGAATTTACAACACCATCTGGTACAAAATTAACATTTAAGTTATTAACACATGGTGATGAAAAATTAATTGATAAAGATATAGCTGCTTTGGAAAAATTAAACAAAGATAGTTCATCTGATATTACAACTCGTTTAAGATATATGATTAAATCTGTGGATGGTAAAACTGATTTAGCAAGTATTAACAAATATGTAAATAATATGTTAGCTAGAGATAGTAAAGCATTGAGAGATTATGCTAGAAAAATATCACCAGATATGGATATGAAATTTAATTACCAACATGCGGATGGAGAGATAGAGGAGGCTCTTATCACTTTAGGTGTGGGGTTTTTTTGGCCTAAGTCCGAATCATAGTGTAGATTTACACACTCAAATTTTTGATATGGTTAATTATGGTAATGGATTTACTATGATGGAACTATACAAAATGCCAACAAAATTAAGATTATTTTATTATAAAAGATTAATAGAAGCTAAAAAGAAAGAAAACGAACAAACAAAAACAGCTTCTACACCATCTAAAGTTAGGATAAAGAGATAATTTCTCAAAATCCTAACTTTTTTTGTATATGGATATTTATAGAAGTATAATTGTAAACATATATAAAATGGCAAAAAGATATAAATTATCGGAAGAAAAGATTAATGAATTTTGGGGATGGTTTGGTAAAAAAAAACCAACATCTTTGCAAAACGTAATTAATACAGATCCTGTATTAAAAAAATTGGATAATGATATGGAAAAAATAGGTAAATCTTATATACCTTATTTAAAAAAAGCAAAACAAAAAGACCCAGAAACTTGGAAAAAATTAGTAGCATCTGGGTTAATTTCTGATAAAGATTTAGAAGTATAATATTAGTATTCATATATGGCAGCTGTAAACGATACAAGGTTAGATACATTAAAAGAAATTGAATTAGCTAATAAACGAATAGATGTTCTTAATGAAAGAATGGCTATTTCGAATGAAAAGCATGCCAAAAAACTGCGCGAACAAATCGAAATTGAAAAACAAATTACCAAAGAGCTGCAAAAACAAATAGATTTGGATGATAAAAGAATTGCTAAAAATGAAAAAAGAAAAGCAAATAAAAAAGCAGAAGTTGAATTGGGTGATGAAGTGAATGATAATCTTAAAAAAGAAGATGAGTTATTTTCAAGATTAGATATAAAAACTAGAGCACAAATTATTACACAAAAAGGAGCTAATCAATTTCTTGCTGATATTGTTTTTAAAATTAAAGAATTAGAAAAAAATAGATTAACACTTAAAGACGATGAGCTTGCAAAAAATAATGAATTACTTGCGCTTTACTACAAACAACAGGATGAATTTTTAGAAACCGCTGAAGAAACAAGTAAAGAAACATTTAAATTATCAGAAGGATTAATAAAACGATTGGAATTTGAAAAGAAAATAGTTGGATATTCAAAAGAAGAACAAGATTTATTAAGAAAAAATTATCAATTCCAAGAAAAACAGGTAAAATCACAAGAAAGGTTAAATAAATTACAAGAAGCATTTAGCGATATGCAAGCCGATTTACCACCTGAACTTGGTAATATGGTTGATGGTGCTCAAAAATTTGGAAAAGCAATTAAAGAAGCTTCTTTTTATATACTTCCTTTTTTATTATTAGGAGCCGCAGCGGAAGTATTTTCAGAATTAGATAAAGCTGCTGAAAAATTCAGAATTGATACTGGTATGACCAGAGATATGATGAAAGAAGTTGGTAAAAGTGCCCATGAAATAGAAAAAGAATTCAGACAAATGGGATTGGATTCTGCAAAAGTATTAGAAGTTGCAAACCAATTAGGAAACGTGTTTAGTGATACTTCTGCTACTTTGGATAAAGGAGTTTTAACAGCATTAACTGCTGTAACTGAAGCAACTGGTCTTTCTGCTGAAAATGCTGCAAAAGTTCAAGGTATATTTGAACAAGTTGGACATTTGAGTGCAGCTACTGCAGCGAGTATTCAACAACAGGTTACTGATTTGGCAGTTGCAAATAAAGTATCACCTCGAGAGACTTTAGAAGAAATTGCAAAAAGTGCAGAAACTACTTCTAAATTTTTCCACGGAGATATACAATTATTGACAAAGCAAGCAATTGAAGCAAGAAAATTAGGTGTATCGTTAGATGACCTTGCAAAAACTGCAGAACATCTTTTAAATTTTGAAGAAAATATTGGAAGTGAATTAACTGCGGCTACATTTGTAGGTGGTCAATTTAATTTGAATAGAGCTAGAGCATTGGCAATGGAAGGAAAACTTGCCGAAGCTACTGAAGAAACTTTAAATCAAATTCAAAGAAGTGGTGATTTTACTAAACAAAATTATTTTACACAAAAAGCATTGGCTGAAGCAGCTGGTATGAGTGTTGAACAAGTTAATAGAGAGATTGGAATTCGAAATAAATTATCACATTTATCAAAAGAAGAAAGAGAAGCTGCAATGAAAGCCAAAGAATTAGGATTGGATTTGACTAAAATAAAGGATGGCGATTTAAAAAAGCAAACAGATGTATTCTTAGCACAAAATAAAGTAAATGGCCAAGTTACGGAAATGGGAAACCAATTTAAAGCAATAGCTGTACAAGTTGGGGGTGTGTTTTTACCAATAATGCAAGATTTGGGTAAAATATTTGGTTTCCTTGCGGAACATATGACCGCTGTAAAAATTGTATTGGGAATAGCCGCTGGTTATGCTGTAGCTATGGCAATACAATCCAGTATTGCTGCAAAACAAACTGCAATACGAGCTGCATTAGAACAGGATATATTAATAATGCAAGCTCGTTCATTAGGATTAGAAACAAGAGGATTAGCGTTATCAGTTGCTGAAAAAGAATCGGCGTTTTCTGCAGCTGTTGCAAAAATATTTGGTGGGTTGGCAAGTACTGGTGGAATTATTGGGTTAGCATTAGCTGGTGGTGTAGTTGCTGGACTGGTTTCTGCAATGAATAGTAACCCAACTGAGGCACATGATTTTGAATTAGCAAGTGGAGATGATACCCCAGTACTTATGGCAAAAGGACAAGCATATCAATTTGATAAATCAGATGATATAATAGCTAGACCAGGATTATCAAACGCTTTAGCAAATGGTGCTGGTGGAAATATTGGAAACGGTTTGGCAATGTTAGCAAGTAGAATGGATAATGTAGCAAATGTTATAATGAACAAAGATTCAAATTTTTATGTAGATTCACAAAAATTAAATACCGTACAAGCACAAGGCGTTTCAAAAACAACAAGAAACTTTTTTCAATTAGGAGGACCACATTAAAGATAATAAAAGATGCCATCATTAGAAGAATTATTTAAAACCAAAACATTAGCTAACGGTAAGACTGCACAGCAAACATATGCCGTACAAAATAGTAAGGATATTGAAATGTCTACTGGTGGATTAGAAAGTGGTCCATTCAAACTATGGAATACAAATAGAAGAAAGAATGGTGTATTGGGTACTGAAACTTTAATTGAAGAAGAAACAACAGGATTGAGAATCTTAGGAGATTTATCGGCACCGGTTTTATATGGTAAAGATATTGCTAAATTTACATTACAAAGTACAAAGATTGTAGATACTATGAAGGAAGCCACAAATGGTGGTGGTTCAAATGGATTATTAGGTGGATTTATTAAAAGTGCTACAAATTTAATAGATACAATTGGTGCAAAATTAGGAGTACCACAAACTATCATACCAACTAAATTAGTATTAAATAGTGATTTTAGTAAAGGCGGTGGTGGAGAAACATTAGCAAATTCAGTTTTAGAAACACCATCAACATTAGCAAAAATTAAGAAAGATGCAGCTGGTAGTATATTTGGAAAAATATTACAAGCCGGTATCAAAGGAAAGCCTGAAGATTTTGGAAAAAATTTATTAGGAGCAGCTGCTGATGCTGGTAAAAGTGCACTTAAAAATCTTTTATTAGGAAGTAGAAAAGAAGGAATTGCAAATGGAGATATTTCGGGATTAACATATGTTACTAATAGAAAGTATTCAAAAATTGGTTTTAGAACTGGTAATGATAACGCAATGAAGTTTAATGACCTTCTTTTTGTAAGAGATTTTCAAACATCAAACATATCAACATACAGCGATAAAATAGACCAATTAAATGAAAATGAAGCTGGTAGACATGATTTATCATCTATGTTGATTAGTATTGATACTTTTACCGATGATAGATTTCCTGAAAGAAGTATAATACAAAAAAGAAAACAAAAAAAATATTCACAAGATGGTGATGCAAGATATAATAAAAAACTATTTAATGTAGTTGAATTGGGTCATAGTACAAATCCATCGGTAGAAAATTGGACAGATGAACCACATAGAGGCGGATATACCAGTGTTATAAATAAAACGGTATCGTATAAAAGTGAAAATGGGGAATCTAAAAAAACAGGAACAGAAACTACATTAGATGATTTTGATTATATACCATTACGATTTTTTTCAATTGCAAATAAAGTAGCGGCAAATTTTGTAGGAACTATAACTGGACTTATTGAAACAATTTCTCCAACTTGGGATTCACAAAAAATGATTGGAAATCCATTTAATTTTTATACATATACTTCGCATGAAAGAACGGCTCAATTTAATTTTAAAATATATTCATTATCTCCAATTGAATTAAAAGCAAATTGGGAAAGATTGCAATTTTTAACGGGCTTAACTTATCCACAGCAATATACAGCATCTGGTGCAGTTATTCCACCGTTTTTAAAAGTAACAATTGGCAATATGTATAAAAATAAAGAATGTTTTATTGAATCTTTGATTTATACGGTAGATGATAACTATAATTGGGAAATTGGTATTGATGCATATACTAAGAACTATAAATTGCCAAAAATAATTGATGTCGCAGTAACACTTAAATTTGTTGAACAAAAAGGTAATACACTTGGATTGAGAAAATATGGATTTGGCGAAACACCATTAGGAGTGGAAAATGAATTTGAAAAAAATAATAATTTATCACCTTCTGGATTATATAAAGAACCAAAAGCAGACCCAGGTGGAAAATCGGATGGAAAGACAGCTGGAAATACTGGAACAGATGGTAAAAAAGCAAATACTGGTGCAGCTAATGTTGAGGTATTAAAAGTACCACCTACTAAACCGATGATTGCACAAACAGTTATACCAACTACACAGCAGAATTTTAATTATAGTCCTGCAACGGTAACAACAACAAATTATTCTGGATATTATGACCCTAAAAATCCAGATGCAGACCCACAAGCAAAAGCTGCACATGATAGAATTCAAAGGGCATTACAAAAAGCTGGACAAACACCTCCTACTTTTGATAACACTGTATATAAAATACCTACTCAATAATTATGATAAGTAGATACGAAAATAATCCAACTAAAAAAACAATTGATGGTAGAGAGGTATATCAATCAAAGATATATCCAAATATTCCATTAAGAGATGATGATATCTATGTGGCTACCGAAACTGGTGACCGTTTAGATGCATTAGCATATCAATATTATGGTGAATCATCTTATTGGTGGGTAATAGCATCTGCTAATAATATACATACAGCGCCTTTAGGATTAAAAGAAGGTACAATTTTAAGAATACCAACTAATTATTTAGGAATAGTAAGAAACTTTATACAATAATATGTTCCCATCATTAACAAATATCGACCAAAAAATATACTCAAATCTTGTAAATTATAAAAGACAAAATGATTATGCCTCAATACATAATGTTTTTATAAGAGTATTTTCAGGAGCAGTAGTTAAAGGAAATCAAGGATTAATAATAACATCAAATAATGATTTACCAATGTTTGATGCAGCAGGTGAATCTATATATGGTAATGAAAGAATGACCGGAGTTTTGGGTAAAAGCTTTAATGGAAAAGCCGTTTTAGGTGGACACGATAGAGGATTAAGACCAACACCGTTGGTAACGGGATTTAGTGTTAAAGAAGGAAAAGACCAAATTTCTAGAGAAGCAACTTTAACAATTGATTGTTTTTCATTAGACCAATTGGAAATGATGCAAGAATATTTCTTACAACCTGGTTATTCTTTAGCAGTAGAATATGGATGGAATACTGACCAAGCGGCAACCGCCTTAATTACAACTACAAATTCAAATGGAACTAGTATAGGAGCAAAGGGAATTGTGGATAATATTGCACAAAGAAATTTAGATTATAATGAATTGCACAATTGGAGAGTATCTTCAAAGGGTGATTGGGATTGTTTTTTAGGATTTATAGTTGGTGGTAATATTTCATCACAAGGTGATACATATAATCTTGAAGTAAGAATGAGAGGCGCTCCGGGATTACCAACATTTTTACAAACACATCAGCAAATATTACAAACAGGTACAGATGGTAAAGTTATAGATAAACAATCCGATACTGATACATATGGAGCTTCTTTATTTGGAGCAGAAGAAACATCTCCTGAAAAAAGAAGATTTAGAAAAATGTTTAATTCATTACCGGCTACAAGAATAATAAAAGTTATAAAAAATATTTTAGATGCGGGTAAATTTAAATTGCGTAAAGAAGATTTTATAAATTTTGATGATGTAATTGATGATAAATTAAAAATTACAGATTGGCCATATGCGGATAAACCCGAAAATGGTATAAAAGCGGAATCATATAAAAAAGATAAATTACAATCTAAACAAAGATATATTTCTATGCGATTAGCTATGGAAATATTAAACAATAATGGTAGTTTAAGTGCGTATAAAATTGGTAAAAAAAATGTAAATGTAAAAATTGATATTGAAAATGCTAGGATAGGTGCTTTTCCTTATATGTATTCAACGAATAAAAAAGCATTAGCAATACCTGGAGTTATTCCTAACTTTGGAGTTTTATTTTTTGGTGGTGCAAAATATGAATTTTTAGATGAAGGAAATATAAAAGTTACGCCTACTGCTGGAAAGCCGAGTACATATGAACCCGTATTATTGCATGCAAATGGAACAGGTGTTGATTTTGTACAATACGAACCACTTAAAAAAAATCGCGATGAAGGAATTATGTTTGATGAAGTGCCAGGATATTGGGGATTTCTTAAAGATTTGTATGTAAATTTTGATATGTTTTGCGAAAAAATTGTACAACCAAATAAAAACATAAGAGAAATTTTATTAGATATATTAAATGAAATGACGGCGGCAGTGAATTCATTTTGGTTTTTTCAAATTGTAGAAGATGATTCTGATAGTAAAAATGGAAATGTAAAATTAACGGTAGTTGACGAAAACTGGGTTGGTAATTTGGGTAACGAAGCGAATGGTGTAAAATATTTTCATCATTCTGGCACTTCATCACCTTTTTTAGAATCTACACTTGATTTGTCATTAACTGGTGAATTAGTAAATTATTTAGTTTGTAAAAGATTGCAATTAGCAACAAATCCAAATGAAAGATATACTAATGTTAGTGATAATTCATTTTTTAGTAAAAATCCTGATTTATTTGTAAACGCTGTTCAAATTAATGGACAAGATAAAATTTATACCGAAGCGGGAAAAGACGTATTTGGAAATGATGTAAAAAAAGAAGATGTTAATAATGGTGAAGGAGATAAGCCTCAAATAGATAAAACGGGTATAGATTGGAATAAATCATCAAGTGAACAAAAACACGTACAAGATGCCGGAGAAGGTTGGTACGATACTTATACAATCAAAGATGAAAATGGAAAAGTTGTTTTAACATATACGGAAAAATTTAGTGCAGGAAATCAAAAATTAGGAACTAGTATAGAATCTGGTAATGCCGAAATATTAGCAAGTTATCAAAAATCTAAAACCGATAAGCAAACAAAAGCGCAAAATAACGCAACTTCAAATTTAGAAAAAATTGATATATCAATTGACCCAATGGTTGAAATTGTTGTTGGGGATGGGAATGATAGATTAGCATCTTTGGATGTATTTAATCAATATTATAGGGTTTATTGTTATGATGATACTTCTTATTTGGATTTACTTAAACAAAATGCATTTGCAGATAAAGGAGGTTTATCACATCCACTTCCAATAAAATATACATTTAAAGTTTTAGGAACATCTGGAATGAGAAGAGGTGATATGTTTAGTATAATTGGAATTCCAAAACAATACACAGACCATGGAATTTTTCAAATAACAGGTGTAGAACATTCAATTGCAGGAATGAATTGGTACACTACGGTTACAGGTGAATATAGAGTATTTCAAAGTAGAGATAATCAAGGAACTAAAACTAAAGAAGCAAAAGAATGGAAAATTAATCAAAATAATGTTATATTTGGACTTGGTTCTATTGGAGCAAATAATGATAGTACTATTAAATTTGATGGAAGTGGACCTACCGTTGGTAAAAATTATCCAAAAGGTGGATACTTAAAACAAAAGTTAACATTTTAATTATGATTTCTATATATAGATACGATACTATACATAAAAATAATAAAGATGTATTTCGTAGTAAACGAATAATTACACATGTCCCATCACCAACCGATGATGATTATAAAATTGGGTATATAACAAGATATTTTGTACAAAAAACAAATGATATAAATTCATTTATTTATGAAGTATCTAAAGATGAAATTAGTTCTTATCAAAATTCACCACTTTATATAACAACTGATTTGGATTGGAGAGTATCCGGTGATTATCAATCTATTATGGATTCAAATAAAAAATCATTACTACTTGTATCAAAAGTAATGCCAAAGATAGAATTATATCTTCCAAATCTTTTACAATTTTCTAAATAATAATTTGGTAGATTCAAATTATTTTAGTATATTTACATAATTATATGGGGATGCCATGGAATTGATTGCAATGAGAATGGTAGTACCACACGTAGAGATATGTGCTAGACCTCTTTAAATCTGTACAAAACAATAACTGACGAAATGTCAACTATGACCTTCGATGACCTTATGGCATTCGTAGGTGCTGATTACGCTGTAGCAGCCTAATTACTCCCGTACACATCATGGGACAATTAAATAGAATGTGAACTGACACTACGGATAGACGAGTAGGAAGAATGAGACTCCGTTATGAGGGTGTGATTCGAACACACCATAAACTCATCTAGAAAATCGAATGGTGGTAGGCCATACGGCCCCAATTCTTTTGGAATGATTGTAAGATTAAATCATTATCCTAAACGTGTGAATCTCTGGTATTATGATTACTTTGTAAGACAAGGGTTCGAGTCCCTTCATCTCCACAACAATCCCGAACTATTATTTGGTAGTTTGGGATTTTTTTTGTATCTTTGTAAAAATAATTTATTATGCAAGTTTGGGTATTTTCTAAACATACTGAATCGGAATTTGAAAACAAAAGATTGTTGGAAAGCTTTGAAAAAAAAGGAATAACTGCAAAAATAGTTCAACCTGATAATTTTGATATTATTGTTGATAAACATATTGCAGAAGGTATTCTATATAATGGTGAAACTATTGAATTGCCAAAAATTGTATTAGTAAGAACTGGAAGTGGTACTAACGATTTTATGTTAGCATTATTAAGACAATTAGAAAAAGCAGGAGTATTATGTATTAATTCAGCAGACCCAATTGAAAAAGTTGCTGATAAGTTACAAGCTTCTCAAATACTTTCACAACATAACATTCCTATTCCAAATACAATGGTGGTTAAATACCCTGTTGATGAGAGTATTGTGAAAGATAGAATTGGATTCCCTTGTGTAGTAAAAGTAGTAACTGGAAGTTATGGTAAGGGAGTTTATCTTTGTGAAAAAAGGAGAGACTTTAGTAAGTTGATGGAATTTATTAGAAGTTTGGGAACATCAAAAACCTTAATCGTTCAGGAATATTTAGGATTAAAACCCGGTGAAGATTTAAGAGTATTAGTTATTGGTGGTAAAGTTATTGGGGCAATGAAAAGAATTGGACCTGATGGTGATTTTAGAGCAAACATAACTAATGGTGGAACAGGTGAGAAATTTGAATTGACAGATGAGATTGATTTCATAGCAAGAGAAACTGCAAGAGTATTAAACTTACATATAGCAGGAGTGGATTTACTATTTGATGATAGAGGATTTAGAGTATGCGAAGCAAATTCAGCACCCGGCTTTAAAGGATTTGAAACTTATTGTGAAGTTAATGTTGCTGATTTAATAGCAGATTATATATCATATAAATTATAAAGATGGCTAAAGTAGAACCTTCAATGAAAGATAAACCAAAAAAGTTTGAAGTGGTTTATAAAGATGATGATGGATTTGAATCGGTTTGGAAATATGATTTAAATAAGTTTCCAAATGGACCAATATCGGTTGAAAACAAATATCCAGCCGGCTACATTAAGGATTTGAAACAAAAACAGAAGCAGGCAAAATTAGAAAAGAAACAATCGATATTAGAAAAAGCAAGAGCTGAAAAAAATAAAAAATGATAATAATAGAAAATATCGAAGAACTTAATAAATTAAAGGACTTATTAGATAATGAAGCATCGGTTTGGTATCCTATGTGGGTGGATAATGATAAACACCCAAATAACACCAATATCTCCTTCATATTCGTAAGAACTTTGACAGATAGATATATTCTACCACAACAACACACAGACTCTCTATCACTCTCTAATGAGGAAATAGGGGATGTTTTAAATACTGCCGGAGAAAAGTGGGTATTCCAAAAGAAAAAGCTACTACAATCATTTACAAATGTTAGGGAAGGATTGAATGATGTTGATACAGCCCATTTCTTAAAGACCGGTGAAACCATAGATTACTCTCAACCGTTACAACACTTAGTAGCTCCCCTTTTACACAGGGGTTACAAAGAGGACATCATTCAATCCATTCCCATTCTTAAATTATGTGAAGTAATTGAGAATGCATTAACAAAATGTTGGAAACAAAAATCTAAAACTTATAATTGGTATAATGATATATTCATACCAACCTTATCGAGAATTGAACGATTTGGGATTCGGGTCGATAGGGAAAAATTTACTGATAGATGGCCACAAGCTTCCAAACACCTTTCATTAAATAACAAAGTATATACCGAATACAACCCTTTCACCGTAACGGGTAGACCTTCGAATAGACATGGTGGTGTGAACTATGCCGCTCTTAATAAATCGGATGGTAGTAGGGATTGTTTTGTTTCCGATGGGATATACCTACAAATGGATTATAACGCATATCACCCTCGCCTAATTGGTAAGTTGGTTAAATTCGATATGCCGGAAGGTAATGTACACCAATGGTTAGCGGAACAATATGGATGTAGTATTGATGAATCAAAAGGAATTACTTTCCAATTACTATATGGTGGTATTGATGATGATTTTAAGCAAATTCCATATTTCAACGCCGTAGCTGATTATATAGATGAATTGTGGATGGAAACTCAAAAGAGAGGATTCCTACAAACACCTCATCGTATTATTCCTTTAGATTGGATTGAGGACCCAAACCCACAAAAAGTATTCAACTATCTACTACAAGCGGTAGAAACTGAAATGAATGTGGATAAGATAAGAACTATATTAGATTATATCGATGGAACAGGAATCGTATTAAATTTATATACTTATGATTCGTTTCTTTTTGATGTTCCAACTGATGTAGACCAGAATTGTATTAAGGATTTGAAAGATATCATAGAGGAAGGTGGTTTCCCTATCAAAGCTAATTGGGGAAAAACTTATGGAAACCTATAATGAACATATTTATAGTATAAACAAAAATATACAATAATATGAAAAAAATTATCGGTTTATTCCTTTTTACATTAATCGTTGTTTTAGGGAACGCACAGGACTTGGTAACAATCAAACACACAAACTACACAACTACATTCAGTAAATCTAAAAAATATCCTGTTGAAGTTGAGTGGTGGATTACAAAAGCTAAAGTAGGATGTGAAAAACCATTGGCTAGAAAAGATAATTTTAAGCCAGACCCACAATTACTTAACGAAACAAACTTAGGTGCGGATTATGTAGGTAGTGGAACTGATAGAGGTCACAATATGCCAGCAGCAGAAAACCAATGCCAAACTCCAGCAGTTCAAGATGAGTGTTTTTATTTTTCTAATATGACTGCTCAATATCATAGTTTAAATGCGGGAGATTGGAAATCGGTAGAGGTATTAGAAAGAGATTTAGCAAAAACAAATGATTCGGTGCATGTATGGTGTGGAAGTGTTGGTGTTGCTAAAACAATTGGAGCGGATAAAGTAGCAGTTCCTACACAATGTTGGAAAGTTATTTATGTTAAAAAATCAAAAGAATATTTAGCATTTATTTTCAATAATACAACTGATAAACCAACTGGTGTAAATTCACATAAAGTATTAGTAACTGATGTTGAAAAATTGACTGGATTCAAATTTAAGTAATAATGAGTGTATCTGAATTAATTAACGAAATACTATCGGAATGGGCATATCGAATTGATGATGGTATGCCAAACCCAAAGAACCCAACCCATATAAACGAGTTGGGTATTATTCTTTCTGAGATGGGTCTATCTTCTATTAAAAATGAATTGTTAGAAAACTTAGAAGAAGAAGAAAAACAATTTAAGAACTCAATCCTTAATAAAGAAATTCCATATAAATCAAATGATGGAAGTGAAAAGAAAGGATTAGTTGGTAACTTATTAAGATTACCAAAAGAACATCCTGGTAGAAAGGCAGCTGAAAATTTATTACCACCAGAAGGAAGTGATGAAAGAAATGCTTTGAATAAAGATTTGGGAAGTGAGAAAGATGGTAAGAGTGGAGCAGAAGCCCCAGTAGCAGGAGATAAAAAAGCAGATGGTGACCAACCGGCACAAGGTGGTGATGATGCTTCTGCAAAAGATGCTGAAAAAGAAAAGCAAAAACAAACTCAAGCAATGTTCACTGCTGACCCGGCAATGACAAGTAGATTAGATATTGAAAAAGATACATTAGCTAAAATAGCAGATACAAATAAAGAAGCTGATAAAGCAAATGATGCAAATGTTATAACGCATCCTTCTGGTGGAGAAAAACAAAAACCAACGGAAGAAACGGAAGAATTTAAACCAATTCCTGCAGCAGATGTAAATACTGAAATGCCACAGGCTGACCCGGATACATTTGGTGGTGGAACTGATATACCAGATGGTGTACAACCTGAAGAATTGGAAAAATTTAATACTGATATAAAGCAGGTTCAAAGAATAGTTGCTAAAGCAAAAGAAAATAATCAACCAATTCCTGATATTAATTTATGTGATATAACTGTACCTGGTACAAACTTATATTGTGATGATAATTTAGGAATACCAAGAGACCAAATGCCACAATTTAAAGGAAAGGCAGTTCCTGGTAGTAGAGCAGCAAGTATGCCAACTGATAAAAATGGTGAAGTAGATACCGAACCAATATTTAAAAAAATGTTGGAAGAAAAAGGTATTAAAGTATTACAAACCGAAGTACCTGCTGATAAATTAAAAGCAACACAAAAAGATTTAGTTGGTGGTAAAGTAGTTGGTATGATGGGAGCGTTAGAAGAAGACCCAAAAAATCCAAATATTACAGCACCAATTTATGTAAGTAGAGATGGATTTGTAATTGATGGTCACCATAGATGGGCTGCCATTGTAGCTTATAACGCACAACATCCAGATGCTCAGATACCAATGAAAACAACCGTATTGGATATGGATATCAAAGATGCAATTCCAATGTGTAATAAGTTTGCAGAAGATATGGGTGTGGCTGTTAAAAAAGCAGATGCTAATAAAGAAGGTGGTAATACTCCAAAAGAAATAAAAGGTGAATCAAAAACATTCAAAGGAAATTTATCTGGTAAAGAAATAAAATCAATTGATTACGGTGATGGTGCTCAAGTATTTGGTGTTGAACATGGAAACAAAAAAATGGTTGATGATATCATTAATAATGTTAAATCATCTATACCAAAAGATAAATGGAAAGATATTGTATTTTTAGGTGAAGGTGGGGCAAGTGGTGAAAATGGAGAAATGGAATTTCAAGATGAAGTAGCACATGCTGCTAACCAATTTAAAAAAATAGGAGCTGGTATAGATAGTTGGGATGGTGATGATATGGATGTGCATAATGACCAATCTAAATTATATCAAAAGCAAAAAGAAAAAACAGGTCTTAGTGATACTGAAATAAAAGCAGGTAATTGGGCTAGTATGATTGGACAGGGTGAAGGTACTGATACTATGAGTCCAGATGATTATTTAGATGATAAGGGAAAACAATTTTTACAAAATTCAGCAAAAGAAGCTGGATTACCTCAAATAGAAAATTGGGACAATCCAACCGATGAAGATAAAGATACTCTATATAGATTATCATTTCCAGAAGATAATGGTGATAAAGAAACTAAAGTAAATGATATTCAAGTTGCTTTCAATAAAGTAAGAGATGAAAATTTATTAGAAAAAACAAAAGAATTAAAAGCAAAAGGCAAAATACCTATTAGTATTGCAGGTGAAGGGCATGTTGATTTGGTTAATAATATGATGAAAAATGAAAATTCGCAATATATAAATGAGATATCCGTAAGATTTGCAAAACTAATTAAAGAAGTAGTTGATGAAATGGTTTCAGAATCTATGTTATTAATGGAAGCAAAACCAAAGCAAGATAATCCTGATGTAAAATATATGGATGTAAAAGGAAAAGCGCACACAATTAAATTTTCATCGGCAATTGCGTATCCTGAAGAACATCCGGCATATATAGCAGCAATGAAACTAAAAGATAAGAAAGGAAACTCAAGCGATACGCCGGATGTTAAAAGAGCAGGATTATATGATGACCCAGAATATCAAAAAAGAATAGGGGCTGAGCCATCACAAAAAACAACTGGGAAAAAGAAAAAAGAAAAAGAATTTCCAAAAGGATATATAGCACCAACGGTAACACCTTCGCAAGTAAAAGACGGATTGGATAACGGAGATTTAACAGCATTGACGGAATGTAATGATAATTTATTGCACAATAGAGATATTGGTGTCTCTGGAATGGGTGGTCCTGTTGCTTCTTATGGTGAAGCTGGAGTATGTAGAACGGTAAATACTTTAAGAGAAAGAGGGTATGAGGGATTTGTTGATGATAATATAGAAGCAGTAAATGCTAAAATGCAACAAATTAAAGAAAAGAAACCAAGATTCCAAAAAGCAATAAATACAATAGCTATTCAAAAAGGATATGAATTACCTAAAGATGAAGAAAAGGTTATTGAATATTTAGGAGCAAGATTAGCATTTAGTGAACAAGAATTCCAAAGATTATCATCTAATCCAGATTCAATATGGACTAAAGAAGGCAAGCAAGGATTTGGAAGTGATAGAGATGCATTTGATGCTTGGGCTAAAGCTATATTTGATGGTGCATTATCTACAAAAAGTTTAATTGAAAATGAAAGTGATATAGATACTACAAAACAATATGTTGTTATTCAATCAAATACAATAGAGGGAGAAGGACATGATGAAGGTATTTTAAATCACTTAAAGGATAAATTAGAAAAAGCTAAACAATCAGGAAATCAAGAAGATATACAACATTATTCAGGAGAAATTGATGCTTTTACTGAATTAGGATTTCATGATACAATGGTTGTTGGATTTGATAAGAAAGGAAGAACTTGTGTATTTAGTATAACAAATAAAAAGCAAGATGATTTAGCAGATATTTGGGGAAATACAACACCTGCATATATGCTTAATATTATTAAAAAACAATTTGACCCTAAAGTAGCTATTAAAGTTGTTAAAGTAATTGATGCTGGTATTGCTGATGTATCTGACGCAAAAATGGCAACAAATAGAGAGTTTGCAAATTTTAAAATAGATTCTAATTTTTTAAAGGTATTAGAAACTCCTGAATTGAAAAAATATACTAATGCATTAAAAGATGACCCAAAGTTTAATAAATGGTTAAAGGAAAAAATGGGTAAAAAATACCCTCCTACAAAATTATTAGGATGGATGACATATGCACAAAACTATGTACAATCTCAACTTGATGCAGGTGAAAATCCATCTTATGAAAAATTTGGAAAACTTTTAACTAAAGTGGGTGAATTAGGACAAAACCCAAAATATATTAGAAAATATAAAGATAGTATAAAATTTAATTCAGCTGGAATTCAAGCAGCTGTTGAAAATAAAAATAGTGAAAAGGAATTAACTGCTAAAGTACATAAAAATGTAGTTCGTGCAATTGAATCAGCTGATAAAGCATTAAAAACGTGGCCTGGTAAAGAAAAGGGAATAAATGGACCTCATAAACAAGCATATGTTACTACTGTAATACACTCAATGCATTTGGATTTAATGATTACCAATTATGATAAAAAATTAGGAGCAATTACAGGTATTAGAGGAACTACACCGGCAGATTTTAGAGATTGTATGTCTGAATTAAGTGGGTTTAAATCAAATCCTAAAAAATCAGAAGCTGAAAATAGAGCAGCTTTAAATAAACATTTAGTTGAAAGATGTACTTTAGATCCTGTATCACATGCTATTTTAATTAAAAATAGTAAAGGTACTGTAACATTAGCAGAAGATACATGGAGAACGGCGGGAACATCTCAAAAAGTTGAAAAGAAACTTGGGGATGGTCTTAGAGGGTGTGTGGCAAGTAAAGCTGATGCTAGACAAAAATCCAATAGACAAGCTGGAAAATAACATGATTTTACCCTTCCTTTTGATTTTTGATATTTATGAGTAATAAAAGAAACAAGAGGAAGGATGAAGACACAGTTACTTTGTACATTTACAACAAAAGAGGAGTTACAAAACACTCTACAACAAATAAGAGAGACTTATCACATAGTCTACAACTACATTTATATACTACAAAACAAGTCCAATTTAGAGGAATTGTTTATTACATATAATATAGATACTGCACACCAACCGGATACTCCGTTGGAAAACACAATCTTAATACATAGAAAGAAAGAATCTAATAGTTTATACACTATAAATGCTCTTAACGAATTAGTTAAAGAAGAAAATGGTGGGGTATTAGATACATCATTTGTAATCAATTGGCAGAAATTCAAAAACTCAATAATCCTAACAAATGCGGAAGGAACTAAGAAGATTCAAACAAGAGTTTTCGAAGTAATTGATTTCAGCGAGGGGAAAACTACAACTGAGTAATATTTATAGTAAAATATATTACTATGTTATTAAAAAGAGGTGACAACAACGATAATGTCAAACAATTACAAACAAAATTAGGTTTAGACCCAATTGGTAACTTTGGACCTAAAACAGAAGAAGCAGTAAAAGCTTTCCAATCAAAGAACGGATTAACAGCAGATGGTATCGTAGGTGATGGTACTTGGAACAAAATAATGGGAACAGCTCCAGCAGCTGCACCAACACCAGCTCCAGTAGCAGCATCTGTACCGGTAGCTAACACAACTGGATTAAAGTTAGATACATTAAAAGGACATATTCCTGATAGTGTTATAGCAATGATTCCAGAAGTAGCATCTAAATTTGAAATCAATACTCCATTAAGATTGGCTCATTTCTTAGCACAATGTGGACATGAAAGCGGCGGATTCAAATTAACACAAGAGAACTTAAACTATTCAGCAAAGGGTTTAAATGGTATCTTTAAGAAATATTTCCCAACAGAAGCAGACGCAAAAGCATACGAAAGAAACCCACAAAAGATTGCAAATAAAGTGTACGGCAATAGAATGGGTAATGGTGCAGAAGCAAGTGGAGATGGTTGGAAATATCACGG